CTTTTAAATACATTTTCGGCTTCTAAATTATTCCCTGATGCTACTGCATCTACAAATTCTTTACTCATTATATTCTCCTATTTATCCAAATCTGGATCATCAGCTTTTTGTGTTGCTAAATCTGCTGCTGCTTGTTTTGCTTGATCATCTGGTGTCTCGCCGCCATCATACTTAACTACATCATCTGGTGGTATTGGGGCCCCGGCCGCATCTGTTGGATACCTTGTGATACCGTCACCACCAACTGGTAGATCAATTCCACCATCCATCGGATCAGTTTTAAGTTCCTTCGCAATCTGATCGCGCATTTCAGTAACTTCAGCATCATTCATACGCAACACTCTTTTCAATACATATTCCTTACTGAAGAATGTTCCAACGTAAGATTGAATCGAATCAAGCGTCTGAATACGGTCATTAAGAAGTTCTGCATCTTTCAGTTCTGCAAAATGGCCATCTTGTAAGAAATCATATTGGATATGTTCTTGCATCGCTGGCCAGTCTTCTGGAGCAATAATACCTTTAAGTAAAAGCTGTGTTTTAAGAATGTCTGTAAACATAGGAGTGAATTTCTTACGAATACGTTGCACAAACTTAGTGAACTTTAACTCATCTCTCGTAATTTCAGAAGCGCGACCAAGACTAAACCCAGCATCTGATTCCATACGAGAGATTGGAACATTCAGAGATTTATAAAGTTTCTTTTGGAAATATTGAATATCATCTATCTCCCCCAGATTAGAACCGCCGGGAAGTGTTGTAATTTCAGTGCCTCTGCCACCTTCACGGCGCGGCAACCAAAAATCTTCCAACATCGACATATGATTCCTGTCATCTCGTATTTCTCCAGTAGATGCATCATACACCAACTTGTTACGATACCGATTCATCACGTCTTTTAGATATTGTTCTGCTTTTACCTTAGGCAGATTACCAACATCAATGTAGAAAATCCTACGTTCTGGTGCTCGGGAAATACGATAGATAACCAATGCATCTTCAATCATCCTTAATTGATTTACAGGCTTAATTGCTTTGTGTAAATATGAAAGTACTCGACCACTATTACCATCAATCAGACCAGATGGACAATATGTGATAGAATCAGGAGCAATTTTTAATCCTTGATTACTACCAGCACCTGCTGCAGAACCCAATCCTTTTTCATTATATACATAATATTCTTCAACCTTTTCAATCATATCAACGCTTATATTGCCGATATTTTTTAGGTCTTTCTTAACTTCTCTAACCTTTTTAATTTTAGTTGGGTCAATATATCGTAACTCTGTAATACCTCTTTTGGGATTTTTCGTATCGATAATCTTGTGATAGAATACTCGGCCATCAACATACCATCTACGAAAGATATCATGACCTTTTTGCTCAAAATTAAGAAGTCTCAAAACTTCATGAAATTCTGAACGTATTTTTCTTTTAATTTTATCTGGATAAGGTAAGCGATCTAAAGCAACTTCTACTGATACATCTTTTTGATTTGAAACGATACCTTCATTAATGATATCATCTACCGCTGTATCGCACTCAGCTTGTTGTGCAATATCACGATACCGCCGAATTAAATCTAAATCGTTTCGCTCTCTACCATCTGTATCTAAAATTTGTCCAAAGAAACCACCACCGGCAACATCAATAGTGCCGTCATCAGGAGTTGGGGTGGAGAATGTTGTTTCTCCACCCGAATCCTTTTTTGATCTCTGTATACTGAACCCAAAAAGTTCTGCCATAATATCTCCTACTAGTCGTTATAACTATTTAGTAGGTTTAGAAAAGCTCGCTTTTAGAACGGTCATGCCGTCGCCGATGGTCATGGACCAGCGTAACCAGGCACGCCCTTAGCTTCAAAATGCTGATATCTCCAAGTAACTGAAAACTCTTCAATTGCTGTTGCTTCATCGGTAGTTAACTCGATTGCCGCACCAGTTGTTGTTGGCCATGCATCTCTAAAGATATAAGTCTTTAGAACTGTGTCATCACGATCCAACTGGTCAACAGTCAAATCCACCTCATAGTCGCGCGGGTGAACCGTACCCTTTGTAGTAACGAAATGATTAATGCCGTTTGACCATTTTTCAATTGCAGTTTTGATCATAAAATCAGTATCATTATAAAATGTTGTTTCCCAAGGCTCAGGCGCAGTTCGATCACCAGCAAGATAAATATTTCTACCACGAAACGGAACTGTAATTTCTGTAATAGATGTACTGGGCAAGCTTGCAGCTTTGCACATGTAAGACATTCTTTTGTTGTCCAATCCGGTGGAAATGCCGGTGGGAGCAGTGATTGTTACTCGAAACTGATTAGCACGAGCGCCGCCGCCAATTATACTAGCTTTAAAAGTATTAATATCCATGTCAGCCTCCTACCTCGCTAAACGATACACCAGTTCGTACAGCGATAAAGTTCAGCGTAATAAAGTTAATTGATCTTGCGGGTTTAATATAAATATCTCCGATAAACTCGTTACGGTCAATAACCTCACCAGTGTTATTACTTGAATCACACTTCACAGAGAAATCAGTGATACCCCTTCGGCCTTGCACATCTCGCAAGAAAGGTTCAACCATGCTACGGAACTGTGCCCGCGTAAACTCATCGTTGAACTCAAAGAGCATGTACTTAGCAGCAGTTGCAATTGCTTTCTCAAGAACAAGGAACAATCGGCGCACGTTAATGCGGTCAAATGCACTTGGCTTAGTCTGGGCGGTTTTATCACCGAACAGAACCACACCTTGGCCTGGGAAATTTACAACAGGATTGATGCGAGCTTTATAAAGAATATCGCGGTCTGCCTTCTGAGGATTGAAAGAAAGTTTAACTGCACCTCGTACATTACCGCGATTATAACCAGCGGGGGAGAACCAAGGATCAGCGACATTATCAGTAAATGCACAAAGACCAGCAGTGTCACCATTCAATGGAACAAACCGATACACGTCATTATATTTGTCATACATGTACTTGTATCCACTGTCGAACACCATGTAAGAAGATGATGGGCAAGTATCAAATGCATTTTTAACATTATTAGTTGCAGTTACCGTACTAGTAACACCAACCGTTGCAGCCCGATAAGGCGATACGAAACCAACACAGTCCCTACGCACCTCGCAAAGGTCTGTAATCATTGTTACAAGAGTATCATGACCCGCTACAGTATCAGCAACACCAGAACTTGGGCCGCCCAAAACTAGATTGATATCTAGATTTTCTGTATCAGCAAACTTATCATATGCAAGTTCAAGCTCACCAGCAGAAACTGAGTAATCATCTGTTCCACCTGTTAGCGTGTTTACATCGACACCACTTACCAGCGTGTAATCTGTACCTGTTGCAACATCAGTGCCGTAGTTAGAACCAGCAGAAATATGGTCTGTCCAGAAAATGTATTGAGAACCACGGAAGATAACGTCTGGGTAGTAGTTATTACCACCCTGAGAAGTCTTCGCAACTGAGTTCTTTGACATCCCCGGCCAAACTTCAATAACTGAAGAAGTTCTTTGTCCTTTAACATCAACATCATAACCAGTAATGTCACCAGTTTTATCGTATACACAAACGTGTAATTCGTCCTCTTCACCGCGACCGTTTTTTGTTGCCCAATCAGATGTGCCCGGAGCAGAAGCAAACAAATCGCTGAACCTCCAACGGCGTTGGATGTACGAATTGTCAGCAATGACAGTCTGAACACCACCGCCAGCAGGATCGTCAAGAACCCGAATAGTGAGAGTTTCACTAGAGATAGCGGTAACTTCGTATTCTACGTTACCTGTTTCTATTGGTGAATCTGCATGAAATGCAAGAGCTACATTATCTGCAACCGTGATTGCTTTATCAAGGATAAGAGCAGTCTGCGAAGTAACTGTTGCAATTTTAACAACCTCACCACCATCAGAAATACCAGCACCGATAACACGCTGTCCAACAGCGGCTGTACCAGAGTTTCCATCAACCGTAAGGTTTTTAGTAGCGACGGTAATTGCGCCGTTAGATAAGGCAGTCACAGAGTTGTTTGTGTAGAACTTGATAATATCACCAATTATAATCGCCGCATTACTGGCATCTTGATCATCCACAGTAACAGTTAGATCACCAACTGCAAGAGCACCATTAACTAGATTAAGAGTGCCGAGTTGTTGTTCAAACGCCCGTTTGCCTGGACAAATGTCAACGCCGATTGAGTTACCCCAAGTACCGGCGGAACGAGCAGCCCACTCACCATGTGAGCCCTGACCTGTTGAGAAACTGGCTTCGTAATGGTCATCATCACGGATGAGAATACCACTGTTTGCACCAGCATTTAAAATGCCAGATTCTGCGCGAATAACTTGCAATGAATCCGAATATTGTAGAAAGTTAGCTGCGGTAAACCACCACTCAAAATTTGATCCGTCTGGTTTACCAAACACTGATACCAGCTGTTCCTCTGAATTAATTGCCGTTGCAGACGATACTGGCCCCTTTTCAAATGGCCCGGCAATTGCTCCAATAGATGTCGAAACCGCTGGGACAACATTAGTAAGATCGATTTCCCTGACGTGGACGCCGGGCGAAACTAAAAATGCCATGTTTATTACTCCTTTTATAGTAGAGTGTTTTTTATTTCCTCAAGTATATTTATAAAAAAAATGATTTTCAAATCAATTTTTAGATGTGTAACAACATATAAATAAAATCATGACAAATAAACATTATCAAAAATATAAAGATACCATTAAGAAGGTAGCTCGTAGAAACTATCGAAAAAGAATCGTATTACTTAACGAGTTCTTAGCAGATAAGTCATGCAAACACTGTGGTGAAAGCGAAACCGTGTGTCTAAAGTTCTATCCCCACAATTCCCAAATACGAAAA